TGCTGGAGCATCTGATCCATATTTAGTTACAATTGTTGTAGCCATTGTTTAAGTTCCTCTTTAGTAAGTGCCGCCTGAAAGCGTACCTGTTGTCATATTGTCTGCGTTTAGAGTTGAGTCTGATTGTAGTGCTGAGTCTGCCAAACCGCCTTGTGTTGACGTAGCTGCGTCTGTGATTCCGTAGCCAGCTAGTGTAGTCGGAGTACTCGTCAAGTCTGAAAAAGCTACCGACTGTAATGCTGAGTCTGCAGTAGTACCTTGTGCTGCTGTTGCATAATCAGAGGCTGCTGTGGTTGCTGCAGTCCCTAAACCTAGTGTAGTCCTAGCAGTAGCTGCGTCTGCATCGTCAACTAATGTTAAGCCAAAAGTAGACACTGCTGTTGCTGCTAAAGCTGCGTCTGCAGTAGTACCTTGAGCAGCAGTAGCGTAAGCCGTAGAAGCAGTCGTAGCTGCTGTCCCAAGTCCTAATGTGGTTCTAGCTGTTTCAGCATCTGCATCGTCAATTAAGGTTGCACCGTAAACTGACACTGAAGAAGAAGCCACTGCATCAGTAATACCGTAGCCAGCTAGTGTAGTCGGTGTGGCACTGATCTCAGCAAAGGTTAAACCGGAGCCTGAGTCAATCCAGTTAGAACCATCGTACACTCGCATAACGCCAGTGGTTGAGTTGTAGTATAAAGCGCCGGTAACTAAGGCATTACCGTCGTTGTCCGTAGTTGGGTCTGAAGTCTTGCTACCTAAATATCTATCATCAAAAGAGTCTAAGGCTGATGCTGCTGACGCTGCGCTGCTTGCTGCCGCTGTTGCGCTAGAAGCTGACGCTGTTGCACTGTTAGATGCGTTGGTAGCGGAGGTTGCAGCGTTGGTCTCTGATGTGCCAGCGTTTGTTGCAGACGTTGCAGCGGCTGTAGCAGAATTACCAGCATTTGTTTCAGAAGTTGCTGCATTAGTTGCGGAAGTGCTTGCTTCTCCAGCTTTGGTTGTTGCTGTGGTTGCACTGGTGGCAGCTCCGGTTGCGCTAGTTGCTGCTTCCGTCGCCTTAGTCGTAGCTGTAGTCGCGCTGGTGGCTGCACCTGTGGCACTGGAGGCTGCGTTGGTTTCTGATGTACCTGCATTAGTTGCACTCGTTGCTGCTGCGGTAGCACTGGTGGCTGCGTTAGTCTCGCTAGTTCCAGCGTTAGTTGCACTCGTAGCAGCATTAGTTTCACTGGTTCCAGCATTAGTTGCACTAGTGGCTGCGTTTGTTTCGCTAGTAGCTGCATTAGTTTCACTAGAGGCTGCTGCAGTTGCGCTGGTTTCTGCCGCTGTTGCTTTAGTTGTAGCAGTAGTAGCACTGGTTGCTGCGTTAGTCTCTGACGTACCTGCATTGGTAGCAGAGGTTGCAGCATTAGTCGCGCTAGTAGCTGCGTTAGTTTCACTTGTGCCAGAAGCAGTTTCACTAGCTGCTGCTGCAGTGGCACTGGCTGCTGCTGCTGTTGCACTAGCTGATGATGCCGTAGCATTGGCTGCTGTTGCTGCTACGTCTTCTGTTATGGAAGACGCACTAGCTGCCGCAGCAGTAGCTGAGTTAGCAGCGTCTGTGGCTGAATTAGCAGCCTCGTTTGCTTTAGTTGAAGCAGTCGCAGCATCAGTGCCAACTTGAGACGCTACAGCGTCCGTAGTTGCGTCACCAGTACCTCCAGTACCTCTAAAGATACCCATAGACTGCTCCAGCTAAAGAAAACAAAAAAGAAAAACTAGGGGCCTCAGAAGAGACCCCCAGTATGCGTTCGTTACTCAGCAACTGCGAGAACGAAACCAGCTTCAGGACGATAAACCTGAACACCGTACAGGCAATCAGCCGTGTACAGAGTTGACAAGTATTCCTGCTTGTACTGGGTTTGTGAACGTACTGACTGCTGCTCTGCAAGAACGATAGCGTCCTTGTGGAACAAGAGTGCTGCACGAGTGTCAATGGAAGATGCAGTGTTGTCGGCTGCAGCTTCGATAGTTGCACAGTTAGCAGACACGTATACGTCTACTCCGTACAAGTTACCGATAAGACCTGAGTTTACAGTACTGCCTGAAACAAAGTCAGAAGACACGTAACGGTCAATACCCATAATCGTGTTACGAACAGAAGGTGGGATAATAAGTACTCTACTTTCCATAGGTACGTTATTGTCGTCTAACTTCTGAATCATGTTGCGGAAGAAGGCGTCGGTGAATACGTCAGCAGCGACCATAGTGTCGTCAGTGTACTGAGTAGTCGTACCGCCATCATTGAAGAAACAGCCAGTGTGCTGGTAGTCAGTAGGAGCTACTGTACCAGAAAACACAACTGCGCCACCGTCGCCAAAACCAGTACCACAAGAGTGGAGGTCAGTGTCGATCTTGGTAGCCAGAGCGTAGCCAGCGTCTTCAGTGTAGAACTGTCGTAAGCTGTTTAAAGCTTGTACTTCAACGATGTCCTCGATGAGTCGTGAGTACTCAAAGTGACGGTCGATGTCAACAGTCAGTTCGCCTTCAGTGTTGGCAATGATAGTAACTGCAGTATCAGCAGCCTTAGCATTTGCGTCACCACGTACGGGCTTAGGGATGTGAAGTTTGTCGCCCTTCTTGCCACTCATAGCGAGCTTCTTGACAAGAGGTGCCATCTTCAGGTTCTTTTGGTAAGCAGCGATAATCTCGTCACTCCAGATTTCTGGAATAAACGTTGCTGCTTCCGTCTTTGCAGTATTACCCGCTGCTCCGGGATATGTAGCAGTAGCCATTAGTCTTAATCTCCTTTAGATTATTTGACTCGACCCTCGCTATAAGCTCTTAAGATTTCCTCAGATAAAGCTTGGTAACGCTCAGGGTCTGTTCTCATTAGTTTAATAATGTCGGCCCTACGATACACTTTCTTACGACTACCTTCAGCACTGCCTCGTGCATTGCCTGTGTTGGCTGCCTTGATCTGCTGCTTACGTGCTTGTTTTTCAACTTGCACTGTCTGCTGTGCTACTGTCTTACGCTCCTTCCAGAGTGAAAACAGTTCGTCAGCAGCTTCCGCATCGTATCGCTGGTCAGCGTCTACAAACAACTTAGTCCTGATCTTTGAAGCTTGTATCCACTCAGCAAACTTAGGGTCCTTAAGGATCTCCTGCATGTCTGGATGCTTATTATTAAGCGTTGCCAGAGATGATTGTTTTTTGTACTGAGCAGTGTACTCCTGCGCTTCTCTAATCTTAGGATGATTCTCAATAGCACGATTAACTGCTGCTTGAGGGTCTGTAAAGTAATCTATATCGTCTTCAGGCTCAACTTGTTGTTGAGGTGCTGTTGGTGGTGTCTGACTAGAAATGTAGTCGTCTACTACCTTACGAAGTTCTCCTACTTCAGAGGACTGACGACCTAAAAGCTTCTCAGCTTCTTGGTGCATCTGTACTACTTCTTCTAAGGACTTGCCTTGGTACTTCTCTGGTACTGTAGGTTCTTCTACTTGAGGTTGCTCAACTTCTACTTCGTGTTGAATCTCTTGTTCTTCGTTTTCTATGGTTTCTTCTGCATTTGCCTCTTCAGGTTGCATGTCAACCATCGTCGCTTTAGACATAATTAAACTCCGTGAACTTAGTCATTATGGAGATGAGTTTGATCTACCTGCTTGTTCGTGTTCTTTTACCCACTTCATGTGTCTACCGGGAAAGTCCCCAGTGTGTCCATCAAGTATAAAAGCCGGGGCAGACAGCATTTTTGTAGCACTAGCACCACACTTGCACCTACTTACTTTGGTGCCAGAGTCTACGAACTGTTCATATACGTGTCCGTTGTCACAACGAAAGTCGTATACTTTAATCATCTACTTCTTCTTCCTCTTCAGCTTGATCTCTAGCTGCTTCAATAGTTGCCTGTAAGTTAATTACAGAAGCTAAAGATGCAACTTGACCCTTCCTAAATAAGAAGTCTTCAGTGTCCTTAACTGTCTGAATGTCAGCTAAAGTTACTGCATTATTGGAAAGCTCTTGAATGAGTTGTTTGAAACCTTCAGAATTGAAGAGTTCGTTGTAGTTGTTGAAGTAAGTTTCAAGCTCAGGCTTCATAGTTTCCCTTTAGTTTATACTACAGTTATAGTATAGCATGTTTTTAGTTAAAAGTCAAGTATTATTTAGTAGCCCTTTTTCATAGGCTTTTTCTTGGGTTTAGGCTTAGATTTAGCCTTTGGTTTTGCTGGTTTAGACTTGTACATCATAGCTTTCTCCTTAGCTGTTTTAGAAAGTTCGTCTAAGTGGAACAGTTTTTTAGAAGTTGCACTATGGGAAGCACCTGAGTGTACTTCACCATTGGGCATTTTGTGTGTGCCTCCTGTGTGTTTTGTTCCGTCTCTGAAGTAATGAGGTACGCCTCTAGCCATCACTTTTTCCTCGTTTTGGCTGCTTGTTTGAAAGCTTTTGCGGTGGGTGCACCTTTGGAACCCGGTTTACGCATCTTCTCCTTGCTACCTGCTGCGATACGCTTACGTTTAGCGTGGATGTTCTCATATAGACCTGCCACTACCACTTCTCCTTGTTTGCCCAGTACGCTGCTGACATTTTACCTTTTGCAATATTCTTTGCATGACGAGCTTTAAATGACTTGCGTCTGGCTTTATCTTTCTCAGACTTAGGGGCTTTACCCGCACCGCTGACTCCCTGTTGTCCAAACCTAATAGTCTTAACCTTGTCACCTTCTTTGGCAACTACTACGTGCGACTTAGTGGGATGATTAGGAGTCCTCTTCGGCTTGTTGTAGCCGCTTACTCCTGCTCTTTCCAGTCTTGGGTCCTTCTCCCTTGGCATTATTGATTTCCTCTATTTGGCGTTTCAAGTCCTCTAACTGCGCCCAACGGGGCTGGAGAAACTTGTCTACTTGGCTC